TTATTGACCCGCACCCTAAGACACCACATGCTGTGTCATTTTTTGCAACTTCGCCAGAAGGATACACTTTTCAATACCAAGAACTCTTTCGTCCTGGTTTAATTTCAGATATCTGTGAACACATTAAAGCAGTCGTAGATGGTTATGTTGTAGAAGATTTTATTTGTGACCCTATTGCTTGGAATGAGAATCCGATTGATGGAACCTGCATGGCAGATGTATTTTATGAGCAAGGGCTTAACATCGTGCCAGCAGTAAAAGATCTTGCTTATGGCATACAAGCAACTCGCAAAAAGCTAAGAGACCGTGATGAAGCAGACCGTCCTACCTTTTATGTCCACGAAGGATGCGATACATTCCTTTTTGAAATTGATCGTTACGTATGGAAACCTAATACTGAAAAACCAGTAGACAAAGACGATCACATGATGGAAAACCTTTATAGAGCAGTGCTTTCTGGTATGAAATATGTTGAGCCAGGTGGCTATAAACTTACAGTCAATCCTATCAATTTAAGCTCAACTAAAAACATTTTGTCAGGTTCTCTTGGCTTACCGACTATGGGAACACCTAGCCTGCCTAAACAACAAACCTCAAATAGATATCGAGTTTAACATCTTCAATCGTTGAAAGCGTCATGGAAGAAGAATTAAAGAAAAGACTAGCTGCTGAAGAGCAAGATGATGATTTGGTCAGACTAAAGAACAAAGTTGTTCAACTAGTTAAAGAGTCTAGATCAGAAATGTCAAAAAATTACGACCGTTGGGACAAAAACAACGATGTGTATTGTGGCTTGCGTGCTCCAGATGAAGAAGATGTTGACGCCAGCGATCATAATGAGCCTGAAAAAATGGTCGTTCCTATGTCGTTTGCACAGATTCAAACATTTGTAGCCTTTATCTTTTTGTTGTTTTACCAAAACAAAAGGTTCTTTGAGTTGATTGGAACTGGCAGTGAAGACAAAGGTGATAAGTCAAGCGATGGTGAAAAACTGTTAGAAGCAGATATGCGGTCTAACTACGGTAGCCAGCAGGTTTATCAGTTTTTGACTAATGTTGGTCGATTCTCGATTGGAGTTTTTAAGAGTTGGTATGAAACAGAAAATCAGTTTGCTCCTGCTACAATACCAGGTGCAGTCGCACAATTAGGTGATATTGAAGTATCTAACGAAAGTGCTGAAACTGAACGAGAATATTTGAAGTTTCAAGGCAACAAGTTCACTAACATCTCGCCATATAACTTTTTTCCTGATACAAGATTTCCTCTGAGTGAATGGCACAAAGGCTCTTTTGTAGCTGATGAAACAGAGTGGCATATCAATTATCTTAAAAAACATGAAGCTGCAGGAAGAGTTGCAGGAGTTGAGTTTATTGAGCCTATGACTAAGCAAGATTATGAAAGACACCGTAATCATACTAGGCTGTCAGCTTTTCATAATTATACAATTAGTGAGTCTAAATCTAGAACAAAAGATGATCAAGTTGTATGTGTTACTGAATGTCAATTAGAGATTAATCCAAAGTCTTACGGTTTCGGCGACACTAATAGACTTGTCAAATACGTTGTTCAGATTGCTAACGACGATAGAATAATACGTGCTGAGCCTATTGGCTACATGCACGATGAATACACTTACGACGTTGGACTTATTTCGCCTGATATGCACCAGCATATTGGACAGTCTATCGCAGATTCTATTGATCCTATTCAAGAGGTTATTAGCTTTCTTATTAACGCTAGGCTTATGGCAAATAAGAAAGGTTTGGAAAACAACATGATTGTTGATCCAGGTATGATTGATATGGCAAGCCTTGAAAGCCGATCACCTTGGATTCTTACTAAAAAAGGTGCTCCCAAAATGGGCGTTGATCGTTTTGCTAAACAGTTGCAGTTTAATGACTATACTGCTGGCAATTTTAATGACGCTGAAGTTCTTATGAAAGTTATGCAAGTGGTGACTGGGGTTAACGAAAACGCGATGGGTCAGTTTCATGGTGGCCGTAGGTCTGCTACTGAAGCTCGCGCCGTTAACTCCGGTTCCGCTGCACGTATGAAAGTTACAGCTAAGATTTTGTGGGACTGTGCCTTTACACCACTCGGACAAAAGCTGTTGTCAAATCACAGACAAGGTATTACTTATCCAGGTTGGCAAAAAATTATTGGTGAAAATACTGAAGAAAGGTTTCAAGCTTTCAAACCAACAGACCCAAGCCAGCTTATTGGCTTAAAAGACCATTTTGTTCACGATGCTACACTTCAAAGCGAAAAAGGTTTTATTGCACAATCGCTGCAAGAACTTGTTTCTGCTATGATGGGAACGCCAGAAGTAATGGCAATGCTCAATGTCGATCTTGGCGCACTTATAAAAGAAATTTTAAGGTTGCGTGGGATCGAAAATGTAGATCGTTTTCAAAGCCAACCTCAACCTCAAATCTTAAATGGACAAAATCCAATGGGACCAGGTCAAACTCTCCCAAGTTCGGCAGGAGTTGGACAACTTCAAGGACAGCCTACTTTACAAGCTGTTCCAGGAGGAATGCCAACAAGCTGAAGATATGTTAATTGACATGGTAACAAGTGCTCAACCTGATGGTATTGCTGCTCTAATTGTTAGAGAGCAAGCTACTGGATCACTTTCCCAAGTCAGAATAGATAAATACTGGTTCGAAACTAAACAAAGCGAACTAGAACAACTAGCCCAAACCGAAAAGAATAATGTATAAATTACCAATAAATGGTGTATTCAATGAATACGAAGAAGCTGGAGATTACAGCACTGGACACGGTGATCTCGAATCTTTTGATGAAACTGTAGACTACGAAAGTGGTATGCCAGTTGAAGCAGAAGAAGAAGCAGAATATGAAGAAATGTCTGAAACTGAAGAGGTGCCACAAGAAACAATGGTGCCTATGTCAGAGATGATGCAGTATATGCAGCAGCAGCAACAAACTGCTCAGCAACCTGAAACTCCGCAAATAACGCAAGAGCAAATTGATCAGATGCTGCATACTGTTCGCGTTGATTCTGATCTTGCTGAGTCAATCTTTGGTTCAGAAGTTTCTGATAATCAAATTAAAGCTTTGCAAAACTTTGCTGACTCAATTATTAAAAACTCCACAGCAGTTGGAAACTATGCGCTTCAGCATATGTATTCCAAACTTAATACACAAATTTCGCCCGCGCTAGATATGGCTCGTGAAACTAGAGATAATGAATTTTTCTCTGGCGTAACTGGCATGTATCCTGCACTAAAAGGTCACGAGCAAACAATGAAAAAGGTGCTTGAGCAACTACGTCAAAGCGGTTATACCGCAAGTAGTGGTGCTGAAGCAGCTCAGATCGTTGCTGGCCAAACGGAATCGCTGATTCGTTCTGTTAACCCACAGTTCAATTTGCAATCTGGTGCTCAAAACAACAACAACAATGGACAGCAGGGCAGCATGCCTTCGATGGCTTCGCTTGGTGGCGGAGCTGGAGGAGGACAGCAAGGTGCCCAAGGTGGTAGATCGAAAGTTCCTACTGGATTGGACATTTTCTCCTGAGCTGCCCTTTAACCAAAAACAAAATAATAATACAATATGTCAATACTAGGCTTACAGTCATCTTCGGATTTGACAGGCGTTCAGTCTCTTGATATCCGACGTAAGGTGTTTTACCAGTATCCTAACGGCGCGGCACCTCTTATGGGTTTGCTGTCCATGATGGATGATGGCGACGGTGAAACAGATAAACCCTCTTGGGGTTGGAACGAAGAACGTTTTCCAACATTCCAAGCTAAAACAGCTCAAGCTAATTCTGCTGGACCATTTACCGATACTACCGGTTCTAATGGCGCAGCTGGAACTGACTTGACGTCAGCAGGTTGGGGACTCGCAGGAAACGCAGCTTTTCGCGTGTTTCTTAACGATGTTTCCCTAATTCAAGAGCGTGATGTTCTTGAGTTTCGTAACATTCCTGGAACATCTTCTTCCGAGAAGACTTTCCAAGGCGTTATTACTGCTGTCTACCCCACGGAAAACTCAGTCGACGTTCTCTTGATTGAGACGGTAGCAAACGTGCTTAACACCACGGCTGCTAACGATATGGATGTGATCATTGTGTCATCAGCAGCTGCTGAAGGCGATCGTTCCAAAACTGGTTTCCGCACGTTCCCAATCGAAGTGTATAACTACACCCAGATTTTTCGTCATTCGTTCAACTTCACGCGTAATGCGTTGAAGATGGGCCTCAAGTTTGATAGCTCTGGTACTTACAAGTCCACTGCTAAGATCAATTCCTTGAAGCACATGAAGTTGCTTGAATACGCCTTCCTTTTTGGTCGTCGTTCTTCTTATGCTGCAACTACTGATGATGGTGACACCACGGTTCGACGGACTCTTGGTGGCATTCGTTGGTTCCTTGAGCAATACGAAAAGGGTAATACCTCTAATGGTGGTCAATTTGATTACCGTCCAACTGGCTCTGATATTTCAGGTGATGCATGGGATTCTTCGGATGAAAAGCGTATCCTTGATTTTGGAGGAGCTGACATCACTGGTGAAGAGTTTGAAGATCGTATCATTCAGAACGCGTTCCGTTATACGAACGATGAATCTTACGAGAAGATTGCTCTTTGCGGTCAGCGTTTCTTGTCTGAGTTTAACAAGTATGCTAAAAATGCATCACTTAAAACCATTGACCTTCACTCTAAAGAAGATACCTTTGGTATGAAAGTTACATCTTGGGAAACTGCTCACGGTGTTCTTCACTTCAAATCACACCCTCTTCTTGCACAGACCGACGTTCACAACTCGTCTGCGTTTATTCTTGATATGGGTGAGCTTAAGTATACTCCGTTCCAAGATTCGGATACAACGTTGCTTAAGAATCGTCAGCCTCGCGACTATGATGGTCGTAAGGATGAGTGGCTTACTGAAGCAGGTCTTGAGTTGCACTATCCAGAGAACCACATGTTCCTGGATCGCCTTGGATCAATCACTCTCTAACCCCTAATGAGGGAGTGAGGCTAATCCCTCCTCCCTCTTATTACTATGGCAGATTTAGAAAAAAGTGCCGTTACCTTCCACAAGTCATATTACACTACGCAAGACAAACTTGTTATGTCTCGTGATGTGACTATTGTGCTTGCTGGTCAAGGTGATAGCGTAGATACAATTCCTGCTTCTGCCCTCGGATTTAAGAGTTTCGAAGGCAGTAGCACACTTACAGAAGACGACGATAGCACTATTGTGCTTGGTGTTTCGTCTTTTGACAAATCAATCCTCCTGCTACAAGACGGGACGCATAATGCGTCTGGGACTTTTACAGGAACCTTCCGTGGCGTGGTCAATGGCCGTGCACACTAAACCCAAATAAAGGAAATTATAATAATGAAAAGACATCGAGTCGGAGTAAACGATGAAGTAACTGCAAGTTCAGCAGTAGATGTGAAAGACACAGCTATGCTCAACACCGAAGCGCGTGAGCGTTTTGCTACTGGAACAAATACAACCAAACGCCACACAGTAAAACATGGGGCATTTGGAAAGCTTGGTTTGCGCGGTCACGCCAAGTAATTCAACCATTGAAACCGTTTAGTGCTATAAGCTATGAACATCGGACAAATTAAAACTACGATTGCTGCTTATCTGCAAGTTGCTCAAGATCAACTTATTACAGGTGGTGTTGACTTGTTGTTAATTGCGTGCAATAACGCACGTCGGTTTGCTACAAGAATGCATGACTGGAATTGTGAAGAGGTTCGAGCTTATGGCACTCTTACGGATGGAGTCGGTAACTGGAGAAACCTTAGTTTAATCAGTGACGATTCCAGTGTTACGCTGAAGCAACCAGAAAGTTTTTACCTGCAATATGGTGAAGACTTGCTGGTTGTTAGGCAACACAGCATGCGCCACGGTGCTATTGCAGCAAGTGAAAGAAACACTGCGCAAGGCATTAGTAGTGCTTTTAGGTATCTTAACGATGGTGCAATTTACAGAGAAAGCTTAGTTGCACCTTTTAGAGGAACAAGTTATAACGCTTATATACAAGGCGAGACTGTAACCTTTGTGCCTACACCTAGTGAAACTACAACTTTTGTTGTAGATGGATACAGACGATTTGACGACTATGCTAATGATTCAGATGAAGATTTCTTCACAGATCAAGGATCTGATTTTCTGATTTATGGTGGCATTGTTGAAGCAAACATGTTAGTCAAACAATTTGTAAATAGACAAGAAGGCAATGTTGATGTGCCAGAACGGGCTAGAGATGACGCACTTGCAAGTCTTGTAGAAGAAGATAATTACTTGATTGAAGCAGGTAGAGCACCACATAAAAGGTAATGGCTGAAACTGATATAAACAACCCTGTTGGTTCTATTAAAGGACCAAAGATTGAAGCACAAAGAGTTAAAAGTGCAGAAACTACAGGAAAAACTTTAGTTACTACTGACCAAGAAGTAGCGCATGGGTATCAACCTGACGCGCCTGTTTTTGGTGAGTTAGAGAAACGCGTTGTCAATGGTGGCAACATTAACAAATCTAGAGAACAAGTCACAGGTTTTGATCCATCAGATGTTGGAACACTTTCTCACGCTCAGTTAAAAGGACTTGACCGTTTGGGTGGTGAGACAGTTTTGACTACTGAGTCTCATGTTGATCTTACAGATTCAACAACAGAAGATGAGTTAAGTGAACAAGATTTGACGTTAATTAATGAAAAGCTTAATCAAGTTAATGAAACTAACGCTGTTAGTGTTGTTAATCGTGTTGATAGCTGGCGACCAAGAACTTTAACAAAGCACACAGACGACAATTTATTTGGTGCTACTACTAATTCAACTGCGCAAGTTATTGCGGTTGGAACTCCTGTCGAAACTGGAAGTGACATTATTGAAGTTGTTGATCAGCAACTAGACGATGCTAAGATGCTTCGCACAGTTGTTAGAGCTGAAAACTATGTTAGTGACTCTGAACCTATCGGAACATTTACAAGCTTTGAAGAAGAACCGATTACTGGAAGAAGGGTTACTGTAGAACGAGCAATCTTTTTGGCAGAACCTGCTACAACAGCAGATATGTCTATTGCTAGACGCACTGAAAGTGTTGTTCAGTCAAGCGACAATGTTTGGACAAGACTTAGAAAAACTATTGATAGCTCTATTCTTACTGAAACATTTTACGAGTATCATAACATTGATTTTTACTTTAATTCTTATTTAGACCCGCTTATCCCTTTTAAAGTTGTTTCTGATCTAAATACTGTTGCGCCTAATAAATCAGGTGATCAACAGTTAAAAGTGCCTGCACGGTTTGAAGTTACTTATCATTCAACAGCACAAGGACCAGATGAAATCTTTCAATTTAAGACTGTAGACTTATCTTATATTGATGGAGAATTTAGAATTGATGTTCCTAATATTATTTGTGACGATGGTGAAATTGTTTTAAGAAAATTAAATTTAATCACCTTAGGATCAGGAAGCTTTGGCGGCTACGATGTTAGCGAATTGCCTATAACCACTTATTCTTGGAGAGGTAGTTCTCCTACTGCAACAGAATATCTTGATATAATGGGTGAAGAAAGATTAATCTCAGATGACACAGTTAGATGGAAGTATGACTTATGGAGACGGACGAAGATTTATATAACACTTCCGGACTTGACGGAGGAGTTCGGAACACTGACTTACGAGCCATACGGCTCAGTCTAAACGAAACAGAACAGCAAATGACTCAAGAAGAGTCAAGCTTTGACCAAGAAACACAGCAATTGTTAGAGCAATATAAAATGGTAAGAACCCAACCATGAGAAAGTTAAACTTGCATGGAATTACTGGTGTTTGTGGAATATCCACAGCATATAAACAAACTGCTAAAGCAATTAAGTCTGTTTGTAATGTATCTAATGCAGAAACTTATGACGATTTTTACGTTCATGGTTTGCCACGTGCTACTCGTAATTTAACACATATTTCTAAGTTCCTTGACGGAAACAACATTGCTTACTGGATGTGGGAAAGTTCAGAGCTTGCATTTGACTTTGCGGAACATTCAACATACTATTCAGAAATATGGACTGCTAGTAATTATTGTAAGTCCATCTTTGATTCCCTCGGCAAGCCAGTAAAGTTAGTTCCACATTGTGTAACAAATTATAAATATAACCCAAAAGCAGTAAATGACGTTCCTGTTATTTTAGTTGCTTTTAATTGTGATAGTCGAGTTTCAAGAAAGAACCCATTTTTTGCTATTGAAGCACTGAACAAACTTAGTGAGTCTATAGACTTTAAGGTTAAATTTAAGGTGTCAAACTCAAAAAGTTCTTTGTTGAGTTGCTTTAAAGAACAAGCTGAAAATTTAGATTGCGAGTGGATTACACATAAACTTAAACGGAAGGCTTTGCTTTCACTGTATAGCGATTGTGACATTCTGTTTAGCCCTCATAAAAGTGAAGGCTTTGGTTTGCACATGCTTGAAATGATGGCTATGGGCAAAAAGATTGTAGCTACCGGTTACTCTGGTAACATGGATTTTTGTAATGACGAAAACTCTTACTTGATCGACTACAAACTTGATGAAGTTGATGATGAGTTTTACTTAGGTGAATGGGCTTACCCTAAACTTGACAGCGCAGTTGATTGTTTAAAAGCTGCTTGCAAAGATGGAGAGACAAAAAACTTTAATGGTTTTAACACAGCACTAAATTTTAGTTCTGCAAATTTAATTAAACACACACTAAAAGCTTTATGAATTACGTTGTCCCTACTTTTATGCGTTGTGGTTCTACGCTTGTAACTCGTGGCATTTGCGGGCTTCTAAACGTAGAGTATGAGGAGTTTAAACCTAGACTTAATTTTAAGTTGTCAGATGACGAAATAGACTCTTTTTCTGACATGTCAGGCAAGGTTGTTAAAACTCATAGCGTTACACCAGAGCAATTTATAGACCTGGCAATGTCAGATAAAGTCGGAATTATTACAATTCGACGAAGATTTCTTGATGTTTTAACTTCATATATACTTTATCAAGGTAAAAAAAGACCTAAGAACAATGAGTCTGTAATTTCAACCTTTGAAAAATTTAACAAGTTTCACAGCGAGTTAGATGACAAAGCTTATGTTAATTATTTTATTGACACAAGTATTGAATTTGTAAGACAACAAGCAAAAATGTGGCTTCGATATGATAGAAGCTTTTGTTGCAAAAATCATGTTGCATTTGAGTATGATTCACTGTGGAAAGCTGGACACAGTTATATGTTAGAAAAACTTATAAATACATTTAATTTAGACGTAGATCAAACAGATTTTGACAGAGCGTTGGAACGTTGTAGTTTTAAGCCACAGGGTTCAGACGAACATCAACGACAAGGTTTCCCAAAAGATGGTCTACGATTAATTGACGAAGCCTTTAGAAATCAAATTAACGCTATTGTTCAGCAGGAACGTAGCAAACTTAGAAACTTATAATATTATGTCCACACTGTCTAATTCCCCATTTGCTAGGTATAATCCATATTACCCAAACAAACCAGTAAGAGCTACAAGGCAAAGTCTACGTGACGGGTCTTACGTGGCTTCTCGTAGATCTTTTAATCCTTTAGATAAAAATGAAGTTCGAGCTTATGGGCAATATAACTTAAACAAAATGGCAAATTCTGGTAGATTGTCTAGAAACCCTAACGTTAGAGCAGGACAACTGCAACAAGATCCTCAAGCAAGCGGTATATTAAACATGGCTACAACCGGAAACTATCCGTCTTTTGCTCTTTCAGACGAACAGATGCCTGAAAATCAAAAGGCGTTTATGAACTTACCAGGT